ACCCAAAATCTTAATAAATAGTTGTTTAATTAGAAAAGTTCAGAAAAATGAATCTACAAGAAGTATTCAAGAAGATTGAAATGGCTCTTACTCCTCAAGATGCTACACCTGAAGTTCAGGAAGTACAGGAAGAGGTAAAAGTTGAAATGGCTACAATGAAACTCGCAGGAGGTGTTGTAGTTGAGGCAGAATCATTTGAGGCAGGTGAGAATGTATTCTTACTAGGTGAAGATGATGAGAAAGTCGCTGCTCCTGTTGGAGAGCATGAATTGGAAGATGGTCGTATCCTCGTTATCGTTGAGGAAGGTGTGATCTCTGAGATTCGTGAAGCAGGTGAAACAGAGGAAGTAGTAGAGGAAGTAGTAGAAGAAGAATCTACTGAGATGGCTGAAGAGATGGCTTATGTAAGTAAAGAAGAGTTTACTGCTGCTATTGATGAGATCAAAGAAATGATCGCTGCTATGATGCCTCAAGAAGAAGAGATGGCTTCTGAGGAAGTTAAAGAAGAGGAGAAGGTAGAGATGAGTGCTGATGAAGCACCTGCTGCTAAGAAGGTCGCTGCTGCTCCTGTAGAAAAGAAACAAGATATGGTACAATTCAGCAAGAAGGCTGGAGGCAATACTCTATCTCGTGTGTTAAGTAAATTATCCTAATTTTAATAAAGAAGAAAAATGGCTACAACCACTTCAATTACTACCACTTATGCTGGTGAATTTGCAGGGAAATATATTTCTGCTGCATTATTGAGTGCCGACACTATTGAAGGTGGCGGTATTACTATCAAACCGAATGTAAAGTTCAAAGAGGTTATGAAGACCTTGAGCACAGATGCTATCGTAAAAGATGCAACTTGTGATTTCTCTGATACTTCTACAATCACTTTGGCTGAGAAGATCCTTCAGCCTGAAGAGTTTCAGGTAAACCTAGAATTGTGTAAGTCTGACTTTGTATCGGATTGGGAAGCAATCTCAATGGGTTACTCTGCATTTGATGAGTTACCTGCAAACTTCGCTGATTTCTTAATCGGTCATGTTGCTGCTAAGGTTGCTCAGAAGACAGAACAAACTATCTGGACAGGTGCTACTGCAACTGCAGGTGAGTTCAACGGATTCCAAGCATTACTAGCTGCTGATGCAGATGTAGTTGATGTAGTAGGTACTACTATCACTGCTGCTAATGTTATTGATGAGTTAGGTAAAGTAGTTGATGCTATTCCTACATCAGTATATGGAAAAGAAGATCTATACATCTATGTTCCTCAAGGTGTTGCTCGTGCTTATGTTCGTGCATTGGGTGGATTCGGTGCTTCTGGTCTTGGTGCTAATGGTGTTGCTGCTCAAGGTACTACTTGGTACAATGGCGGAGACCTTGCATTTGATGGTGTGAAGATCTTTGTTGCTTCAGGTTTGGGTGCTAACAAAATGGTAGCTGCTCAGAAATCTAACTTGTTCTTCGGTACAGGTTTGTTGAGCGACCACAATGAGGTTAAATTGCTTGACATGGCTGATCTTGATGGATCACAGAATGTTCGTGTAGTTATGCGTTACACGGCAGGTGTTCAGATCGGTATCGGTGCTGACATCGTTTACTACGCATAAGAAGTAGATTGATTAACTTAAAGGGGCAGGTAGGCTAGTGCTTGTCTGCCCTTTTTTTATACTTTATAGAATATGGCGTGTGCTTTAACAAAAGGAAGAAACGAACCCTGTAAGGATGTAGTAGGTGGTATTACTGCCGTTTACTTTGCAGACTTCGGGACATTAGGTGCTATCACCTATGATGTAACAGATACGGATGCGATTGATTCATTTGGAGGTAGTCCAGATTGGTTCAAGTTTGAGGTTAAAGGAAACTCTAGCTTTGAGCAAACAATCACTTCTAGTCGTGAGAATGGAACTACCTTCTTTGATCAGGTATTGAATCTTACATTTAAGAAGATGAGTAAGCAGACTCACAATGAGTTGAAGCTAATCTCTTATGCAAGACCTCATGTAGTGGTAGAGGATAACAATGGCAACAAGTTCCTAATGGGCTTAGATTATGGTGCTGAGGTTAATGGTGGTACTATCGTTACAGGTGCTGCTATGGGTGATCTTTCTGGATACACTTTGACTCTTAATGCTCAGGAGAAGATCCCTGCTAATTTCGTAGATGCTACGATTACTGCTAATGCTTCTACTATTAGTGATCTCTAAGATTAGATCCTGATAGAATCAAAAAAGCCCTTCCATTACGGAGGGGCTTCTTTTTTGGTAGCAAGGCTACCTAAGAGAGATGAACGAGGCAAATATAACCATTATATATGTTTTGGGTTTTATAATTAGATGATAATTGTAGAAGAAAATACAACTCCACAGATAACTATGTATCTCAGGGATTTCACAACGGAATCTTTTGAGATGGAAATTATCTCAGAGAGTGAAAGAGTTGAGAAGGTAGATACTGCTATATCTGGATCATATGATGATTTCAGGAAGGTTCTAACCTTCTCCTATGATGTTTCTGCTTTAGTAGCGGAGAGTTTTTATGTGATCAAGATTTGGGAAGTGGGTAAAATCAAACTACTTTCACAAGACAAGATGTATATCATTCCGACAGGATCTAGTGTAGCAACATATCAGCCAAAGATGGCTACTACAGAAGAGACTATGGATAACGAGTTTAAGATTTATGGAGAATAGTCAATTCAAGTTTGTTCAATTATCTAGTTATACTAGCCCTGTTGTAAGTGAGAATCCTCGCAAGGGATGGGTAGAGTATGGAGATGATAATGATTACTTTCAATATCTGATAGATCGTTATAACGGATCTCCTACGAATAATGCAGTAATCTCTGGAGTCATTGATATGATCTTCGGTCAGGGGATTGATGCTACGGATTCGGGTAAGAATCCAGATGGATATCTTCAGTTGAGAAAGTTGATTAAGGATTCGGAGTTGAAGAAGGTAATCAATGATTACTATATGCTAGGCAATGGTGCTTTTCAGTTGATCTATAATCAGAATAAGACTAAGATCGTAGAGGTATATCATATGCCTGTGGAGACTCTTAGAGCAGAGAAGTGTAATGCAGAGGGAGAGATTGAAGCATATTACTATGCATATGATTGGAGTGAGGTACGATCTAAGAAAGGTGTTGATCGCATTCCTGCTTTTGGTTATGGCGCACAAGGAGATAAAGTTGAGATCTTATACTTCAGACCTTATCGCAGTGGTTCTTACTATTATTCTCCTGTTGATTATCAAGGTGCTTTACCTTATGCAGAGTTAGAGGGAGAGGTAGCAAACTACCACATCAATAATATCAAGAATGGTCTTGCTCCTAGCATGATCGTAAACTTTAATAATGGAGTCCCTCCAGAGGAGGAAAGAGATAACATTGAATCTCAGATCAAGCAGAAGTGGGGAGGATCTAGTAATGCAGGGAAGTTCATTCTTTCCTTTAATGATTCTTCAGATTCTGCTGCTTCTATTGAGCCTGTTCAGTTATCAGATGCTCATAATCAATATGAGTTCCTATCTAGAGAGAGCCAACAGAAGGTTCTAGTAGGTCATAGAATCACTTCTCCTATGTTATTTGGGGTGAAGGATCAGACAGGTCTAGGTAATAATGCTGATGAGATTAAAACGGCATTCACCTTGTTTGATAATAGTGTGATCAGACCTAAGCAGAATCAGGTGATAGATGCCTTAGATGATATCCTAGCTTTTAATAATGTTGCTTTGAATCTATACTTCAAGACTCTCGCTCCTTTGGAGTTCACAGATGTTGAAGATGTAACGGATCAGGAAACGATAGAAGAGGAAACAGGAATCAAGATGGCTGCTGATCCTGAGTTCACGAAAGAGGATGAGAGAGAGTGGTTGGAATACCTCGCTGATAAAGGTGAAGATGTTAATGAAGAGGAGTGGGAATTAACTGCGGTTCATGATGTCATAGATCCAGATAATGAAGATCAGATCATAGAGGCGATTACTTCTGTGAATATGGCTGCGGTGAGTTCATATGGTGATGCTGAGGAGAGATCTTCAGGAGATGCAGGTATGTTCAAGATTCGCTATAGATATTCAGGATCATTGAGCGATAATAGTAGAACCTTCTGCGTTGAGATGGTTGGATTATCTGATTCTGGTAAAGTCTATAGAAAAGAGGATATCAATCAGATGAGTTTCTCAGGGGTTAATGGTCAGTTTGCGCCTAAGGGGAGATCAACATATTCTATCTTCAAGTATAAGGGCGGAGCGTATTGTCATCACAAATGGCAGCGATTGATTTACACTAGAAAGAGATCAGGAGGTAAATTCTTACCAAAGAGTCAGACAGAGGCTCTAGAGAATGATAAGAGAGTAGCACCTTCACAGGCGGCAGCAGCAGGTGTTCCACAGGGTAAGATCAATCCTAAGGATTATGATACGGCAAATACTCGCCCTATTGATATGCCTAACAGAGGAAAATTGAACTAATATGGCACAGATACTATTTGTCAGCCCTGCTGATGTTATAAAGAGAACAGGGATCAACGGCAATGTTGATCGTGATCAGATGATTCAGTTTATTAAAATTGCACAGGACATTCATGTGCAGGGGATCTTAGGAACTAGGTTGTT